GTTAGAAAACATCCATACATATTTACTTTGTAAATATGTATGGATAGTTGCCTGATAATGTGTTTTTTATCGGTTTTTGTAATCTTATTAACGGTGTTTTTTTATAATATTTTAGATGAAATACCTTATAAAAACGTTGTAAATAACTGTATTACAGTGCATTAAACTTTACTATATGGAAAGTTTTTCGTATATTTAGGTAACTTTAAAAATCTAAGTTATGACTACAACACCTGAAGTACCAGTAAAAAAAGCGACCGTAAAAACGGCAGCTAAAAAGACCACTATACAAGAGGTCAAAGAAATTATTAACCCGTCGCCTGTGTCCAGGATTAAAAGGTTAGAATTGTTTCAGAAAATCGCAGATAGGCACACAAAGCTCCTAGAAAAAAAAGATGAACTAGACAGTTTTAACGTGGGAACCGATGGGCTAAATGAAAAGCTTGTTTTGCATTGCGGCGATTTATGTTTTGAGATAAGCAACTCGCAGGTAATCGCAAAGCTTAAATTAGGCATTGAGGATAAACTCCTAGATCTTATCGAGCAAAGCGGTAACGAGATAGTGAGTTACCACATTTAACAACAAGCAAAACCCCTTGCAACGGCTATCGCAAGGGGTTTTTAATTTATGACTACAACAAATAATCACAGTACAAATCTACAACAAAAAAATGACCGCAACAATATGCCCTTTACAAACGTATGAGCCCAAGTTCTTAGAACTGGTGTACTCTGCACTAATAAGCGTACAAAGTACTAAAGTAGACTACAACGGCAGCGACTGTATAGCAGTTTTTAGAAATGCCGACTTAACAGACATAGGATTTGCAGTGCGCAGGACCCAAGATGTTAAACTTCACCAAATATGGAGCAACGAACGACCAGACATCACAATAAAAGCAATCGTAACGCTTAAATACTAAAAAAAATCCAGCGCTGCTCTAACCGAGCAGCGCTGGCTTTTTATCAGTTCCCAACAAAATCGGGATCTGCTAGAACGATTTCCTTATCGTTCATAATACGTTGCCACTCTTTTCTCATAAAGAGATACTTCCCGGCATCACTGAAATTTGTCGAATACTTAACTAAGGCAATGCCTTTTAAAGTCTTCTCAGAGCTTTTGTCCTTAGTGATATGGCTAACACCATTTTTATCCTTACGCGACGATGTGCGAGTCGCCTGTATGCTTGTGGCAAAGTACGGACACATAAGTTTATCGATTAAAATCTTAGGCATTTTACTATTGTAACCACCATAAAGGCGTTTCATGAACAAATATTCCGCGTCTTGCCCTATCGTTGCCTGACCGCGTGACATCAGTTCTACTCGCCAGCCTGTTATATGGTTGTCTGCTTTTGTTAAACTTTCTGAAAGCCATGTTGCATAGTCTCTTTTTGTTGCGCGGTTCTGGTTACCTGACCTATCATAATAGGCACGTATCACCTGCGTTGGGAAACCTGCAAAGAACGCAAGGAAATCTTTACACATATCTTCTAAATCGTCTGGTGCCAGTGAATAAAACTCTTTAAGAACATAGTAATAATTACCACGTCGCTGTCCGATCACCATAGAGCATTGATTGCCAAAGTCAAGCCCTATTTCCAAAGGCAGGTTTTTGTCTAAAAATTTAAGAGCTTTCCAGCTATATTTGATTTCTTCTTTTAACGAGAACTTTTCATAATAACCGTCTACAATACCGTTATTAAAAAAGTGATGCTCGCCCAGAGTCGGGTAAAAACTCTCTCCCTTGTTTAAAATAGGCTTTAAGCTCACTACCGATTTCATAAATTCCGTAGGACCTAAAGCCACAAGCGAGTCTTTAAAGTAGTCTACTGACAGTACTCGCGCATTTGTATAGCTGCTCGTTGTGTAGAAAAGTGTCAGATCTTTACGCGCACGCGTCCAGTCTATAGTCCAGCGTTTTAAACTACCCAGCAGTTTATTAACGGCTGTGTTATTACCGCGTTCAGACTCTTTTTTAATATCTCTTTTGATACCGTTAAGAACGAGGCCTACTTGCAGGGCTAGTTCACAACGCTCTTGATCCATTTCCTTTTCCCAGTTTAAAATCCAGTCGTGCTCTTTGTCCAAAATGTCTGGCATATCTGTGGTAAAAGACACGCCACGATAATATATACTATGGCAAAAACGCACATACTCACCACGTATGGCGGGCATGAGCTTTTTAAGCTTACTAAAATCTAGATGCTTTGCCTCGTCGCCAAAAATATGCTGGTAAGAATTACCCGCAAGCGATGATGGTTGATCGAGCGAGCCTATAATCATAATGGTACCGTTCGTAAAGCATATGGTATGCTTATAGGTAAGCGGCCTCTTGTAGGCCTTTTTCCAAGAATCGGGAGGTTTTATGTCCACAACATAGTCCCGTCCTTCCATCCAACCCTTGCGGGTCCACCCTTCGAGCAGCACAGGCAATATATTTCGGTGCGCATCTTCATAAGTCGCAGCGACCCATGCAATGTATGCCCCAGGCATATCTCTAATCACTTTCATGCTACGCTCTGCAAGTATGTCTGCGGTTTTACCGGTAGCACGACCTGCAATCACGAGCAAATTTTTAGGCGACACGAGGTCTAGCCCCATCTTAGGGTAGGACGCAAACTCAAACCTTGCATTTTTTGTGCTAATCTTTGTAGGCATCGTCTTCGCGTTTTGGGAACATCTTAAACGGCAACAGGCCTGCATGCATCTCTACCATATCGCGCACCTTATCGGTAACATCTGGCAGGGCTGCTATTTGTTTCTTCAGGGCAACTCTATCTAGTGCTGGTAGCCCGAGCTCTTCGCTATCTACCGAGTAGATAATCCACGGCTCTACAACGCTATCGTCTATCTCTATCGGGTCAGGCTGATCTAGTCGTAGTACTTTGGCAAGATCTAACAAGCTTTTATTAATAGCGATAATGTCTTTTACATCTTTAGCAATAACTTGCGAGAGGCTTATGTTCTTCATCATCTTGTCCGCAATGATGTTGCGGTATGCATCTCTAGAAATTCCTCGCTCTGCATGAAAATACTCCATGGCATCGTCATGCACACGGCAAGCGAGCTCGCGCGAGAAACCTTCTACTTTTACAAGATGTTTTACAATTAAATCTCTATGGCCATACTCATCTATACGGTTGTGCATGCAGCGCACCTTTTCCATATAGTCTAGGTATTGCACAATGGCAACGGGCGCATCGCTGCGGTCGCCGTGATCTACAAATGCGTAGATGTCTGACAGGTCTATTTGAGATATATCAAGTCCCTTTGCTAACTTACCCATCGTACAAGTGTTTTTCTTTGAGTTCCTGCAGGTGGCGAGCTGCCTCGTCATTTTCTACCATTTGTATCATGGTCATGTTACCGGCACGAGCATCGGTAACTTTTTTAAGCTGCAGATCTGCTTTTACCTGTAGCTTTCCCAATTCATAGGCATCACGTACCAGGCTTTTAGTATTGAGCCATTCGTTTCTAAAAGAAGCAACGTTAAGCTGCAGAACTTTCGCTATTTCGCGCCAAGAGAAACCCAGCTCGCTGTACTCGGTAATTTGCTCGTAGTCTCTGCCTTCTAGTTCAAAACTCATGGCGTATCTCTATTTCTTTAAATAAGCTTTCGCGAAAGCGGTACAAGTCACTATCGCGTGCAAATAAATATTGTTCTACTGCAGCATTATTGCTCCAGTTACCGCTGCCCTCGATAACGTACTGCCCATTATCTGTATCTAGCAAGGTTATTTTTGCATGCGTCCAGGCAAACTGCACTTTAACATTAGGCCTTGTCGCAGCCATGCTCTTTAAATAGTTTATGGTCGTGGGATTGCGCTGTATCATAGAGTCACTTATAAGCAGCGTCATGCTCGATATCATGCCCGTGTCGTGCATTTCTATAAACGCATCTACCACACTTGCTGCAAGACTGTATGTGCAGGCATACATGTGTTTTATATGGTGCAGCTCGCCCACAAATGGTATGAAGGTAAAGGCATTAAAAGACTTATCTGAATGCAAGAAAAAGAACTCCTTGTCTTGCGGTAATCGTTTTAAATCGCGCTTTACGTTTCCTAGTTTCTGAAAATGAGCGAGCAGATACCTCGAAAGGTACTGCTCGCTTTTTTTTTGCTTTTCTAGCGCTTTGCGCCTTGCTGCAATATCTATAAGTCCTTTACTCGCTGGCATCTACTTCTGGTTCTGCAATCACGTCCTGAGCATCTAGCACCTCGCCAGCAGCAAGTTGTTTAGAGGCCGCCTCTTTAAGCACAGCTTCCATCGCTTCTTTCTCAGTCACATACTCATTTATACGTTGCTGTATGGTCGCGCGGCTAGCGTCACTCTTTGCTGTGGTAAGCTTTTTTGTGTTGCTCAATATGTTGCGCTCGCATTGCTTAATGCGCTCTGGGTACTTTGCAAGGTCTAGGGCTTCTAGTTTTTGGGCAAGCAGGAGTTCTTTAAGTTTAGGGTGAGCACCCAACACTTTTTTAAATTCCCCGTAGTAGGTAAGTTCCTCATGAATGAGCTCGTTTAACTGCCAGTGCGCGATAACTGCGCCGCCTAGTTCAAACAGTTGCTCTGCTGTAAGTGTTGTCGCTGGTATGCCTTGCGCCTCGTCGCCGTATATAAGAATACTGAGCTCGCCATGACCCGATACAAAAGCACGGTATGCCGTCATCATATCACTTACCAAGACTTTTAACACGTCTGGCGTAGCTGCATCGTCTATAAATGGGTACATTGTAGCTATTTTAAAACCGTCTTTTGCAAGGTCTTTTGCGCTTTCTAACGCTGCATGTAAAGCTGCTTGTAAAGCTTCTGATTCAATATCGACACCTGGCATGGCAACATCTTCTACGCCACCAGGCGCAGCCTGAGCGATATCTAAATCGCCTACAGACAAATGCATCTTAAGGTCAAAAATAAGCGAGTCCAGTCGCTCTATACTGAATGCACCAGCGTTATAATATCGCAGGTTGTGCAGGCCTGTTTTTAAGGCCAATAATAAAGCCTTGTTATACCGCAGCTCTGGCAACGACTTCTCGTTACAAATTTCTATAAGTTCCTTTTTATCGCTCATGGCTCGATTTTTTAGATTATAATATTTATGTAAAAATGCAACCGCCTGTCATGTTTTGCTGTAACGTTAAAAAGCCCCGCATGTGCGAGGCTTTTTTTTATTTCAAACATACTTTATTCTAACTTCTAGATTGCTCTATAAGCAGCGTTGTCGAACCGTCAAACAATACTTTAAAGGTAATGCTCGCGCCTGGCAATGCTACCCAGCTGATACCGCCTTTTAAACGCTGTTGCACGGCACCCGTCACAATGTTTGCAAGGGTAGCAGGGTTTGCACCGCCTGCACCCACAAGGGTAAAGGTAGCGTCCTGACCCAGTGTTACACTGGTAAAGGTTATTGCAGTAGACGCTGTTGCGCTAGGTGCAAGATTGTACTGCTGCGTGCTGTTTGCCGCAAGTATTGCAAGCGCAAACGCTGCAGGCTGGTTTGCAAAGTTCAGAACTTTTGCACCGGCATAGTTACCTGGTAAGTAACGCGTACCTTTAAACTGCTTAAATTCAAAAGTAAATTTGTCGCCATCACTACCTTGTGCCTTTGCAGGCATTAAGTTCATGGGCGCACATTTTGTACCGTAAAACTCTGGCGCATTAGCGTCACAAAAATCTACTATTACATAACATGGTATGCCTATCCAGTGAGCTGCAAACTCTTTAGATCCTATTGCGTTGCCAGGATGCTCGGCCTTTACTTTTTGCATTACGCGTATCGCATCTTCGTCACCTTCTGCGTCGAACCCGGTTTCGGTCTTGGAAACGGTGCCATAAAAGGTTTCCATTTTTGCGTTAGGACGCATAACGATGTTGCCTAGCATGGTCACATCGCCGCCGTCTCTACTAGGTACAGACAGCACATCGTCTGCTGCGATAATGGTTATTATTTGTTCAAAAGCACTAGGAGCGCCTGGGCTCGCTATGGCATTTCTTGGAGCTGATTTTCTCATTTCTCTATAGTTTTTAAACTACCGCCCTTAGGCGATAGTTCTGTTAGTTTCAGTGAATACCCCATCTATTACCGTGAACTCTACAAAGTCCGCAGCAGTGTCTAGAACCGCAGCACTTGCAACACTTACATTACCTGCAATATTAGGTATGGTAAAGGCGCGACCTGCACCGGTAGCAGACTGTGTGATGGTTACCTTGCGGCCCTCAACAGCATTTGAAATACTGGTTAAACTTTGCGCGGTAGTACCTATGTAGCTAAAGTTTGCACCATCATTAGAGTCTATTGCATTACTTGTAAATGTTACCGCCGCACCTTCAGGTGTTACAGGTGCATTTGTGGTACGCTTTATCTGTTTCCACGTACCATTGTTGTTCTTAAGTAAAAACAAGGTAGCGTCTGCTCGTAATAGAAAATCTGTGCCTATTAACAGTTTAGCATTTGCTTTAACAGCTGTGCCTGAAGCTGCACTAGAATTTCCTCTAAGCTTTAGAACCATGCCTGGGTAGCCGCCAGTAATATCTACAATATCTGTAGCCCAACCAGACATAACGCGCACATCGCTAAATGGCACATTTACAATACCAGTGGTATCGTCATACACCGTTACATTGTGTGTAGGCGCAAATAATGGCTGCCCATTAGTCCACACACTTTGCACCTTAAATGATACCGGGTCACCGTCAGCAACCTTAGTACCTAACTGCTTGAAACGAATACCTGTCTTATAATCACCAAATACGTGCATGTCGCGTTTGTCTAGGTCGAAACGGTAAATATTCTTCTCGTTTGCACGATTTTCCATAGGTTCGATATTATCATCAAAAGTAATGATGTGAATATTAGACCCCTCTAAATCGCGCAGTACGCACAACTTGATGTTTTCGTGATCTTTAACAGACTCAGTCTCGCCTGTAAAATCCATTTGTACACCAAACTCACGTCTGTACGCAAGGCGATATAAACGCATGTGCGATGCAGACAGGTAATAAACAAGGTTAGGCTCGTTAATTACTTCTTCTTTCAAGTTTTTAAGAATCGTGTCTTTTACATGAAAGTACATGTTTGCAGCAGTAGGCTCAGACTGGTTAACAGTTTTTACCTTACCGTCTACATAAATTCCATCCCAAAGTGTTTTAAGAAGCCCATTCATGCGCTCTTCGGCCTTTCCTGGTATTTCTAAACCATCAGGAATAGGAGAGTAAATACCTTTAATGCCCGCATAACGATCTTCTAAACGCGCCTGCTTGCTTATCTCGACTAGTAAGTATGTTACAAAATGCATTTTAAAAGGAGAAGTCCCCTCTTTGTTCCACATGTTTAACCAGCTAGTTTCTATTTGCTGCAGATCATAGCCAGAAAAAGTCAAATCTATATTCACAGGGAAAACATACCCTACCTCTGTTTGAATCTTTTGCTTTGTCTTAGGCAAATAGCTACGTTTTCTTGCTTGTGTTACCTCGCCGGTAACAATGCTTGCGCCCACTACTCTATCAGAAACGTCAAAACGTGTTTTCCAAAACGAGGGATAACCCTCTACATCACGGAAAAGAGAATCAATAGTTGTCGGGTTCTGGCGTGCATAGTGCTCCGCATCGCCCTTTAAGAGCTCTAAATTATTGCTGTCACCCCAGTCAGTGCTGGCCACGGTACTGCCAGCTACCGCCTGTGCGTTCCAAGGTCTGTCTGCAATCGCATCCCACGTAGCGCCAGTGCCTAAGAAGTGCGTATTGCTGTGTACTAGATTTTTCATATTTGCATTTTTAAAAACAGCTGGTGCAGGTAAATCTTTTGCACTTAGCAAGTCATTGTCTGCTTTAAGTTTAGTTACCTTGGCCTGTACGGCTTTTAACTGATCAGTAAGATTAAGCTCAGGATTTGCTTGTGTAGCTTGACCGCCACCAGGATCTAGCCCATCCTTAGTTATCTCATCTTTTTTGAGCCCTACACTTTCTTGCAAGCTGGCAAGTTGTGCACGTGCATCGTCAAGCTCAGTCTTAACCGCGTTCACGGCTTTAAGCTCATCATTAAACTGCGATTCTATTGCTACAATCTCATCTTCATTGTAACTCAATAACGCTAGCTGTGCCCTGTCGGCAGCAGTAAAGCGGTAATCATCTTCGGCGAGCTCTGGGAGTTTTGTCATCGCAAAGATTGCCATCATTTTCATTAAGAATTTCATAACTTAATTTTTTTTAGTTAATATTTATTTTGAATAGCAGTCTATCTGCGTAATTCCTCTATCTCGTAGCGCTCTTTTTTATTTTGCACCATTTGCTCTATACTGGCTATACCGTCTATAAGACCTAGGCGCATAGCGTCGGCATAGAAATAGGTCTTGCCGTTAAGCACGCCTTTTTCCTCAACGAGTTGCGGTCGAGCTGCACGCACTGCGTCTTGAAATTGTACTGCCATAGGAGAGAGCATCTCCTTTTTAATACGGTCATAATTCCCAGCAAGTACTTCCTCAAAAATGAGATTCTTCTCACTAGACTCATCTGGCGTAATACGATGGTATTTATAGCCCATTTTCTCGTGATACGGAATCGCATCCATAAACGAGAGCTGCACACCTATACTGCCTACCGTACCCGAAATGGTGTTATCCATGTAAATAGAGCCACCCATGGCACATGCAGCCCAATAGCCTAAACTACAGGCCTGGTCTACAATTACTTTAACCGGTTTTTTATTGTTAAGCCCAAACTGTATAAAAGGTGCTATCGCATTCACACTACCACCTGGGGAGTCTATGTAAAGAATAATCTCGTCTATGTTAGGGTTGCGACTAGCTTTGTACATAAATGAAACCAACTCATCAGCGCCGTAAGTGCAAAAATCGCCATACTTAATTACCGGGCCTATCATGCTCACTACCGCGGTTGAACCGCTACGTATCTCACCATCAAAACCACGGCCTGTTTTAATACCATCACTCCCATATACATCTACAACAGCCGCTTCTATAAGAGCAGGATCACTTGAAGTGGGCTTTTGCGCCATCACATTCAGTTCACCCGCCATAATGCGAGAAACCATCTCACCAGCGCCTAGCACATATTGTGAATCGAGCATCCATGTACCGCGACAAATTTCGTTAAGTAGAGAATTCATTTTCATGCTACAATAATAGCGAGGTGTTTCAAATGCGGCTGTAACGTTAAGGCTTTACAAAATGGGGCATAAAAAAACCACCCTGTTAAAGGTGGTTTAAATGGTGTTTAAAAGGAGTTTAATTAAAACCGATGCGATTCATTTGGTTTTTGTCCAGTTCTGCTGGTACAAGGTAAGGTCGTAGTTCTAATGCGCCATTTATACGACAATAGTTTTCAAACGACATATTTCTCTTGTCGTTCCAGTACTCGTGCAGGCTTGTTTCAGAAACTCCAGACTGTTGTGCAAGCCAGTAGCGTGTTTTGCCTAGTGCATCTAAGCGTTCTTGCCAGTAGTTAATAGTGAAGGTGTGCGCTGCTTTTGCAGCTGCGAGATAATTTGTGTTTTTTTCTTTCATTATAAAAATGATTTTGAAAATTTGTTGTTTTTAAAAAGGTCTGCTATTCCACTCAATTGTTTTAGACGCAAAATTTCATCTGCATCCATACCTATATTTTTCATTATCCATGCATCACTCATACCTGCCTTAACCAGTTCTGAAACGATATTGGTCATTAACTCTATCGAGTGAGAGCCTCTAGCCCTGTTATGCCTTATAGTAGAAGCTATTCTATTAGATTCGTCTTTATCAATTACTACAACTGGCAACATACCGTTTTCCCGCTCGAAAATATCTTTATGTCTTTGCATAACTGTGTATCTATGAAATCCATCTACAATTTCGTATTTATCACTTTCTGACAAATAATAGCAAACAATAGGCATAGTGTAGCCGTCTTCTTTAATGGACTTGTATAATAGTTTCATTTCTGGTGGCGCAACTGCATTTGGATTATAGCTGTTTGCCTGTATTTTATCTATTGAAACTGCCTTAACATTGTAAACTGGTGAGGTCATAATATTGATTTGTATTTATTTATGGTTGCGGTTCTTTTTTCAATTTCCTGTTTAGTTAATGAAAAACCCATGTACTTGCACAAGTGGTCGTTTTTCATAATACAAATGCACATTCGTTTATAAGTAGGAATAAGATTAGCATCAGTGCCTTTAAAATCGTCTAAGTAATCCATTTTAACAGGTTTTTTATCTGTATTGTAGTTAGATTTATCTAAAATTTGAATCTCAATACCTGCTTCTTTCAATTCTAAAATAGTAGTGTCAGACAAAACACCACCTTTTTCTTTCCAAAAATTCATAGATGTTTCTAATTTTGAAATATAATTTATTTTTGATTGTTCTGGTAAAGTTGACAGTAAAAAATACATGTAACTTTTCCATGTATGACTTTTAGGTAACTCAATACTTTGCCACCCCATTGCTGTAGTGCCTCCATAAATACCTGTAAAATTAACACCATTGACACGTCCGACTAACCTTGCCCAATTGTTAGGGTCAATTACTTTATATAATTTTAAAGAGTCTTGTGCTGCTGAAATAAAAGGACTTGCAACTCGCATTTGTTCAACTCCTAAACCAGCTTGATGGTATAAATCATATAGTTTATTGTAGGTCCAATTAAACTTTCCATTTGCCGTCCAAACATCTGTAGTAAGCCAATCGTAAATTGGGTAGGCATTATAAACATTTTCACTAATTGTTTTAGTCCACTTTAAACCTTTATAGTTTTTATAGTTTTTTTCAGAATGAATTGCGCGCCATCTGTGTAAACTTTCTTGCGTTCTTATACCAACTAAACATGCTGTTTTATTTGCCTTTTTAAACTTATGGTACCAAGAAGAAAATTTTGTTTGAAATTCATAGTCACTCATTTTAGGTTTCCAAAAATCAAAATTGTGGTTATCTTCATTTATACCGTTTACCGGCATATCTCGTACCCAAATACTGTGTTTTGATTTTTCCCAAGGAAACCAATATGCTTGCGTCATAGATGTGCTAGTTGTTACTTTTGTAGGCAAACAAACTCTATAAATATCAAATATATCTTTATTTGATTCTAACACTTCATCAACATAGTCTGTTGTCTGTTGATATTGAGCTTCATAATCTAAATGAAAAACACCTATTTTTCTAGTAACATTATATTTACGCATAAAGTCGACCACCATATTGAGCATAACTCCACTGTCTTTTCCACCAGAAAAAGAAATGTAAATGTTATCAAATTCATTAAATAAAATCTCTAATCTTTTGTTTGAAGCTTTATATACGTTCATTCTGCCAAAGTTTTAAATTCTTCTAAAGTCAATTTTTTAAACTCGTTCAAAAAATCCGCTTTTTTATCTACGTTTTGATACATCATACTTTCCAGACCTACATTGCCTATTAATCGTCTTATAATGCAGTTCTTTTTTTGACCTGTACGGTAAATGCGTTTTACAATCTGATCAAAAAGACCATAATCCCAATGCTGGTCAAACAACAGCATTTCGTTATAATCCTGTAGATTCAATCCATGACCATGCTTTTGCCAGCTAAGAACTCGTGCTAAGGGAAACTTTTTCTTCAAGTAATTTTGAGTAACTACAAATTTAGCAACTATAAGTGTTTCTGGATTGTTTTTTAAAACATCAGCAACTATTTGTAATTTTTCATTGCTTAGAGAATAATTATGCTGCAGTTTTTGTGTTAGCATTAAAAAAAAGTTAGGCTTTGCCATAAGCCAATCCTGACTTAACACTTCTTCCATTATACGCTTATGCTCTTTTTTTTCATCTTCTTGTAGGTCGTAGTTTATATCGATAAAATCAATCCCAACATCTATATTCAAATCTGCCCTGAAAATATAAGGCTCAATGAGCCTGTATAAGAAATCCATGTTATGATAGGCCACAATCCATTCTTTAGTTCTAGACCTAAATGTCCCAGGCTTCTTAATGATCATTTGCTTATACTCACAAAAACTATTCTTAAATTCCCCTATACTCATATTTAAAATAGCAGGTGATAGAAAATCAATTTGTGCTTTTAAATCTAGCAAGTTTTTGCTTAATGGCGTGCCGTTTAAAATATACTTGTACTCTACCATTTTACCTAACTCATGAATGCGCTGTGTGCGCTTTGCGTCAGCGTTTTTAATTTTTAAACTTTCGTCAACTATGATTACAGGTTTCCAGGCAACAGATATTTTTTTATAAAGCTGTAAATAAGTTTTATCAGACATTGAAACAGATTCAATACCAATTAAGTCAAAGTCGCAATTAAAACTACCCCACTTTTGTATCTCGTGTCTAGTGCTTTCCTTATAATTATCAGTATGTATGCATTGATATGGCGCTAAATACAACACATAGTCAGGTTTTAAGCTGTTTACTAGCTCAATTACCGGGCGTGTTTTCCCTGTACCTGCATCCATAAAAAAAGCGCCTACTTTAACCTGAGACAGTTTTTTCTTGGAATCAATTTGGGTTTTTAAGGCTTTCATTGTGAGTAATTGTTAAAGGGTCCAGTTTTTCAGGAATATGATGGACATATTCTATTTGACCAATGTTTTTACCATCTTTTGAAAACATTGTCCACTTTTTAGTGCTGTATTGTAAATCTTTTTGCTGTAGAATCCATTCAGTCATCCAGTAAGCATCGCTTTTATTTACATCGTGGTCTATGCCGTAAACTTGGCTTTTAGGTATAAGGGCCTCTGAACCATCAAAAGCAATAGCCTTGTAACATTTCGGGGAAATACTTACAAGGCTTTGAAGCCTTACTGAAATGCATCTAGGCATTTTGTTCGATTAATTCATAAGATACATAGCGATCAGAATCACTACACCAAAAAATGCCTTCATTATCGTAAGCGTTGACATGTGTTTTATTTCTGTCAGCGTCCAATAAAGCAATTTTACTTTTCATTTCTTTTATTTCTGATGCAGTAAAATAGCTCTTCCAGTATTCCTGTCTGTTTTGAAAACCTTCAGCAGTTTCATCTTCTTTGGCAAGATCCCAATGAGAAATTACATCGCCTACTATAAAATTAAAATCCCCGTCTTGACCGCGATATCCAGAATATTGCACACGTATTTTTTTTCCTTGTAAATCTTTGATTTTGCTTAATAATAAAGGTTCCATAATGTTAGTTTAAATTGTTAGTACTTATTGTTTGATGTACCAAATATACAACATACTTTGATATATCAAAGCATTAATGATGTTTATTTGTTAAACTACACTATAAAACCGATTAAACGCAAAAAACCACCCTATGAGAGTGGTTATGTTGCCTAGTTGTTTTTGTGATTTACGCATAATTTTAAACAGATCTTAACTCAACCACTTCCTAAAATCTAAGCCCTTAAAATAGCTCGTTACAAAATACCCGACTAATAAGAAAAGAATAAGGATCCACCAAGGAAAGCCTTTTTTAGACTGTAGTTGCGTGAGCTTGCTTTGATTTTTTGAGCTGCCCTGCAGCTTGCTTTCTGCGTTTGTCTTGCTATTGCTTGCTTGCGCTTCTTGCTGTGCTGCGGTGGTCGTGGCCGTGCTCTGTGTGTCTTTGCTTATGGTCTCTTTTTTAATGTCCTTAAAATTTACAAAGGTCGTGACTTTCTTGCCGTCCTTAATTTCTTCCGTTATCGTGGCTGATTTTGTACTGTCTGCGACCTTGCCGGTAAAAACCACTGCTGCACCTCGCTCACTGGCCACAACGGTAGCAGCTTGCTGTGTGTCACGCTGCGATGTAACACTGGCAGTTTGAGAACTGCTGGTCTCTTGCGATATAGCTGTCTCGCTTTTTAATTTGTCTACCGTGCGCTTGCGGGTGCCGCAGCTGCACAGGATCAGAGCTATGATTATAATTACTAGTTTTCTCATCATTTTCTCTATTAAAATTCTTTAAGTAGCACCATGCTTATACGCCGCTGGTGCTTTACCTTGTGCAAAATCTCTAAATACCTGTCTACGCCTGGTACGACAAAACAGCCTACAGACCAGCCGCCTATAAGACGACGCCAGAACCCGGGGCGCATGGCATAGTCCACACCGTGAAAGTTTATACCATAAATACCTATAACTTCTTTACCTAGCTCTTCTGCCTTGTTATTGCTGTTATTGTCACGATAACCTACTATACTATTTACTTGGCGCAATGCAGGCATGCGCCCGCGGTGCAGGCCATAGGACCATAGATCATGATGCCACATGTTTGATTTTGCAACAAAGGTTCCGAGCGCATTGTACTTTATAAAGTTGCGCAAACCTGTGGTGCCCGAATTTGTCGTGCACGCAAAGACGGTATCAAACTTATCGCCCTTAAAAAGATAACCCTTATCGTCATACACGTCAGGCGCGTCCTCGCTAGACCGCACAAAAATAAACCAGTAGCCTGCTGGTATTATACCATTAAAACCTGTAACCTCGCGCACCTGCGCAAGCAGTTGTGCCGCTGTATAATTGCGCACCTTATTGTCTTGAAACTCGCTCATAGCTACTTATTTAAGAATTTTTGTAATTTGTTTAAAATGCCGTCATTCACAACTTCTATAATTCTATCTAGAAGTTCAAATACTTTGCTTTTTTTTCCGAAGCGATCTAACTCGTTTTCGCCTATACTTTGCAGTTCTATAAGTATCACATAAATAAGCAAGACTAGTTTTATACATAACAAAATGCTGGTGTAGCCAGACCATAGATCAAGTCTTAATACCTCTAATTCCATCGTATATAAAAACCAGACCATGAGCGTAAATATTATTATTTTTTCAATAGCTCGCCAGCCTTTTCCGCTTTCAAAAACAAAGCTTTCGCCTTTTTTTTTCCTACGCACGGTGTCTGCTTTTATGCCCGTATGTATGTCTATAACATTTATAGACAGCGCAATAAGCCAAGCAGACAGGCTCAGGCCAAACATTGTTTTTTCGGAAAAGTTTATTAGAAAATCTAGTATAAAGGCAGTCGCACTACCTAGTGTTACAGAGAGCGCGTATAAATCTTTATGAGCAATGAAGCTTTGCAACAGTTGTTTCATTTTAATGAGCTTTAATTTTGCCCAAATTTAAACAGCGCACATATGCCAGCTTGTAACGTTAACAACTGCTTTTAGTTAGCTTTGTACGGTAGCGCTGAAACCTGCGTAACAGGCCGCTAGCACTTATAGTGCGGTAGTACATTTGCCTGTACTGCTCCATGTCAAAATCGTAATCATAAAGCTCATAACGTTGCATAAAACACTCGATGCCGCGATGTACCTCTTGCTTGTTCTCATGATTTTTAATGCGACCAAGGACGTAATAGACCATAGCCGTGCGCATCATGTTTTCTAAAAAATCGTTAAGAAAACGTACACTTTCCTCTTTGATCATACACGGCTCTGCCAGACCAGTAGACAGGTATGCATAGTCATAAGGTCGTGGCATACCCTTACCTGGTTTAAAACACAAGGTCAAGGTTTTGTTAGGAGCGAGAAACGGCACATTGCTGTACATAAATAGACCCAGTGAGCTGTTCCTATGAACGCGCACCACGCGCAGCAACTTGTTATCACCTGGCAATAACACCTCTTTAGAGAGCTCGTCCATTAAAAATGGTACAAGATGCGGCTGTATAATTGCGGGTACGAGCATAGAGAGGTGTTATTAAATATCTAACCAAAAGAGATCCTTAACATCTATAACGCTTAGTTTGCCAAACAACCCCATAGCAACTAAAAGCACCACAGCACCAGCCAGCACCTTGCGTATGCGGCTGTAGTTGAACGTGTAGCCTTCAGTAAATTCTACTATATATTGAGCAACTTTAGCATCATTAAACGGTGCGATTGTGCTTTGTCGCTTGCTTATATACTTACTGTTTAAGTACCTAAATGGCGCGGCTATGTAGAGCAATGCTGCACGCTTGTCTATGTGGTAGGTGCTATCGCCTAGCTGTTCCATCACTTTAAACAGCACCTTGTCTGCGGTTCTTATAGTTTCAATAGACGTGGTGTAGTTAACAGCGTCTAGATAGTCGTGCATAATGGCGCCTATGTCGTAACGATAACTGCCTAATTTGTGCAGCTCATTGTCACCACTTGCACCGTCGTGTTGCGTTGGGTTTTCGACAAAATAATTAAAAGCTATTGAGAATGTACCTAGAGTAGCAATATCGCACCCTGCATGACGCATTTTATTCAATAAAATTTGCTCGTGCTTACGCAAGGTCTCAGGCTCATTTTTGAGCAACCAAAACGGCTTTTTTTTAAAGGCTTCACGATTTGTGAAGCCGCCTATGCTTATTTTTTTAGTCATAATTTATTGGCTTTTATAAAAATCTCATCCATCTCTAACTCGGATTTGCCGAAAGCTTGACGAACTAAAGACATGAGCGCGTTGCTGCGGTCAAATGTCGCAGCCCTATCGTAGCTAACTCGTGCCAGTGTCTTGTGAGGCTCTGGCAGCGTGTCTATAACGGCAAGTATTTGCGATTGTGCTATGCCCTCAAATGATAGTTGCGCAATAAACTGTATAGCCGTTACCGTGCTAGGCACTTCTACTGGTGAATCTGATAAAGTGATTGTTTCGTACGTTCCTGTCGTGGGCTTAACCTCGCTTATTTGCGTAGTGTTGCCTATTGTCTGCTTGTAGCTAGTTGTCATAAATACGTGCTGTTATTTTGGTTTGGGCTCTTGAATAATAATCAACTAAAACATCTTGATTAATTGTACCAGCCGCCGTTTTTTGAATTGCCATTAAGTCGCGTGAAATACCCGTTACAATGTTTGTATTTATTGTCGCAACTAAAACACCATCAATAAAATAAGCTATGCTTGTAGGCGTATATTTAATCATTAAACGTACATAGGCAGAATCAATAACAGCAATCCCCGTGTCGACTATTGTTGAGTTTGCACCATTTCTAGTAATAGCAAGCCAGTTGTCGCTTGCAGTTGCTAAATAGTCGCCTGCTTTATCATAAATAAATCCGAATGAAGAAGTAGAACTTAATATTAATGGGTTGTTTGATCGACCAAACATAAATAAATATTTATCTGCTGCGGTTGCAGTATTTAATACTCTTAATTTAGCTCGGTATTCTACTTTTTTATAACTGACAGTAGTGCTATTTGAGTTATAAAAATAAGCAGCTGAATTAATTGCGCTTGAGCATCTAAAAAGCAAAACATCATCCTCGTCAAATACTGCGTCATTGGCTTGGATCATTAGACCACCAGCTGCGCCTAGAAATATGAAATTGCCGTCGTTTACCCCATTTGCTGAAAAGCCATCAAAATCATTAAAATAACTCGCGCCTTTTACGATGTCATTTTTTAAACTTTTCACTTCATCACTAAAAGCCACTGCCTTAAACGCGGTGCCGTCGTGTATGTTTAAACGCGCGTTTTCATCTAGCATTACAGAGCCTTTAACAGCGTTTGTAATAGTAGATAAAGCAGCGGTAAAAAACTTTTGCATTCCGTTTTTAAACAGCGTGTACGCGTCGCTGCGGTTGCTAGCAGATGTACCGTTACCGTAGTTTACAAGCCTGTCTGTAACAGTTCCTGTGGGCGTGTAAGTGGTTGGGAATGTGCCTATCTCTTCTGGTAAATCAGTTCTCACAATATTACCAGCGTCGTCTATTGCTAGATTTCTTCTAGTGTCTATTGTTATTTTAGATACCTCGTTTGAAGATTGGTTTGCAGTGTAAATATTGCCCTGTAAATCTATTGCAATACCAAATGGATTTGAACCTGTAGTTCCTAAAATTGTTGATACGCCTGCTGGTGTTATTTTAGTTACGTTGTTTGCATTAAGATTTGCTGTGTAAATATTGCCCGATGAATCTATAGCAATGCCTCTTGGACTTAAACCAGTAGTACCTAGAATAGTAGACACACCAGCGGGTGTTATTTTAGTTACATTCTCTGAGTCAGCATTTGTGGTGTAAATATTACCTTGTAAATCTATTGCAATGTTATGTGGACTTAAACCCGTAGTACCTAGAATAGTAGACACACCAGCGGGTGTTATTTTAGTTACATTGTTTGCATCAATATTTGCAGTGTAAATATTACCCAATGAATCTATTGCAATATCAAATGGATTTGAACCTGTAGTTCCTAAAATTGTTGATACGCCAGCAGGTGTGATTTTAGTTACGTTGTTTGAAGATTGATTTGCAGTGTAAATGTTGTTTTGTGAGTCTATAGCAATCGATCTTGGACTAAAGCCGGTAGTACCTAGAATAGTTGACACGCCAGCAGGTGTTATTTTGGTGACGTTGTTTGAATTAATGTTTGCAGTGTAAATATTACCTTGTAAATCTATTGCAATACCACGTGGAAATAAACCTGTAGTACCTAGAATAGTAGATACACCAGCAGGTGTAATTTTGGTGACGTTGCCTGAAATAGCGTTGGCAGTGTAAATATTGCCCGATGAATCTATAGCAATACTTCCTGGACTTGAACCTGTAGTACCTAGAATAGCACTAACAATTTCAAAAGGGGGTATTTTAACGTCTACAACGTCATTAACAATAGTGATGTTTTGACCTGCATCTAAAACAACAGGTGCAAAAGCATCTGTAGGCTGCAACATATAGTCACTTAAAACCCCGTTTGCCTGCCCTGAATATATGTAATAAGCGTCAGTTGTACCGCGAGCCACAACCGCTGGGTCTGCACTTGCATCACCTACATAATACAAGGTGTCGCCTGACTGTGTAGCTTGTGCATTAATTAATTCATTTATATTTTGATACAGCTCTTGCGGTGCGCTTTCTGCGTTGCCTAAGCTTTCGATTTGCCATTGCCCCTCTATTCTATTCCACCGCGTTGTGCGGTCGGTGCTAAATGCATACGTGCCATTTGCAGGGGTTGGGTGTGCGGTGTTTAAAGCGTTTAGGGTTGCGAACGTGCCTAAAAACGTCCTCTGTGCATCTATAGCGTTCTCAAGGTCTTGCGCTGTTCCTGCGAAACCACCGTTTAAAAGATAGTCGGCAACAACTGGTATTTGTGGTTTGTTTTTAATAAAGTCGTCTTGCGTATCATCATTTTGCAAAAAGTCCGCTTGAACGTTTCTATTTGCTAAATCTTCAATATTAGCAAGTTTATTTTTTTCAGTAGTTGTATAATCATTTGTGCTTAATCCCTTACCCGCTTCTTTGTCTACTTTTTCAGTAAACAAGTCGGTAAAA